AAGTTAGGTAATCATTTATTTCTATTGGAGTGCCTGATGTTCCGTCTGTATCTTTCCAAACAAAATTACTCGTAGATGCCGCAGATAAGAAATAAGATTTTGATGGTTTTCCTTTAAAGCCCTTATCTGTTAGTTCAATTTCAGTTAAACTAGTAGTACTGTTTGTCGCAGTTCCAACATTACCAGTATATCCGCCATCCCACTCAATAGACACATTTGACAAGTTAGTTTCACTAGAGGCAACAGTTGGAACATCTTGTTGAACCGATGTTGACAAATCTGTTAAATCTGCTAAGTCTGTTATTCCTAATCCAAGAGTATAAGTTGGTGTTGCTCCTATGATGTTATTCGGAGACGCCGGGGATAAAATATTAGAATTACTAAGTGTGTGTTCTACTCCGTTAGGAGATATCAAAGAATGCGAGTAACTGGTAGATGTGACCGCATTGCTTTCAGTAAATTCGTATGTCTCTGGTGCACCGCTATATTGGAACACAGCATTAAATGTTGCACCTGTTCCGCCATCAGTTACCACAGTTGAAACTGGAACTTGTCCTATGTTTACGGTTTCATCTGTTGCTGTATAAGTTGAGCCGCCACTAACTGACGCAACTGACTCGTAATTAAGATATATTGTGTCTCGTTTAGAAAGATTAGTTTCATTATCGACTATATCTGTAGTATTGCCATAATAAAATTTAACTTGGTCTCTACTTTCAAATGCTACCTTTTTACCAGTAAAAGTTGCTGTGTATTCCGCTTCGTTATCTCTAATTCCAGATTTATATTTAAACTCAACACTTACATCTGAAGCGGCACCTTGTGTTAGTGACCAACCCCACACACTACTTGCATATGTGTAGTATAGAGTAAAGGTCTCAGTGTTAGGGTCAATTTTACTTTTAATTGCTCCTATTCCTAGGCCTGCAAAATCAGTAGCCTTGAATTTTGTTCTAAATCCTCTTACAATTGATGTTATTTCACCAGCCTCTGATATTAATTTATTTAATGTATAAGTTGTGCCTGATACTGATTTTACATCTGCCCATATTATTGTTCCTGATGTTGTCTGTAATTTTACTGTATCTCCGACATATACTAGTTCCGACATACTGGTTCCTACTATAGTTGTTCCATCAGTGCTACTAATTGTGTAACTATTTCCTGATTGAGCAATGACTACTTCAGTCGTGTTAGTTCTGTTTGTATGAAGAAATTTATTAAAAAGACTTGGATGCTTTAACACGCCTGCAATATCATTTCTTATGAAATCATCAGTGTTTGCTTTTGCTTTATTGTAACTTAATGAAACTGATATTGGTTCATCTTCAACAAATACACTACCATCAGAGCCAGTTATATTTAAGTTAGAGTGATGACCTAATACATCATCAGTTTCAAAGTAACGAGAGTTGCCAGCAAACGAAGTGTTCACTGCTTTAACTTTATTCACAACATTATTTCCAAGAGTCAATGGATATACATTATAGTCTTGTGCGTTTACCATTCTATCTTGTGAGTAATAACTTCTAGGTGCAATTCTACGCACACTTGAGTATGTTTCTCCTGAGAAGTTTTCACTAAAATCTTTTGTGCTTGATATTGTTAATGTTAGTCTGTATGTTCTATTATCACTACCTGTATATGGTATTGTTATAGTTGCGTTAGAAATATCATTCGCATTTACAGTAAAATTATCATTATCTGCTACTCTGTACCATGTTCTATAGTTGCCGTAGGCAGCATTTCCAAATACTCCATCTGGATAATGTAGTGTAATTGCATTGTTGTCTGCTGAGTTTACACTTACTAAATCTCCAGAACCAGTTCTTAGACTGTTATAGATTGCTGTCTCTCTTGTTTCGTTATCTACCTTTGTGATAGATGAAACATAATTTCTATCTGTGTCAATTTTTTGAATCCAAACATCTGAGTTAGATATATTATTTTCTGTTATTGGCTCTATTCTATTAGAAATTTTAGTATCGTAAGAGAAATCTTTGAACCCTAATGTTCCTGCAACTGCATAAACAAAGAAACCAGTTCTATCACTGCCAGAACCCAGATTATCATTTCTGTTAATAATCGTAAAGTTATTCTGAAGATTTGGTTCGTCTTCTTCTAATCTAGTTTTTGTTGCATCTAATAACACACGAACGGCTTCAAAACTTCTAGTTTTGCCATCAACATTTGCAGAAAATGTGTAATTTACATTTTTTATTGCTGTGTCTTCATTTACTTCATATAATGAGTGGTCAACTTCTGCTATGTTTAATGTAGATGTAGGATTTTGAATCTTGGTAGTGGCAGAAAATGCTGAATTTAAAATGCTGATAAAGTTCTCATACCAATCGATGTCATTGCTATCATTCCAGTTTACAGTCTTTCCTGATAATGATATTCCTAGATTATCGTATACTGCTTCATCAGTAGATAAACTTGTAATCTTCATAAAGCCCTTTGCATTGATTGGGCGTGTCTTGTTGTAACCTAGAGTTTTTGCCATCTGTAGAATACTTGCTCTTCGTTCGGCAGTATCCATAAAGTTTTCACGGGTATTCATATCTAATCGATATGATAAACTGTGTCCGAGATATGCGACTAAATCGAGTATCGCAATGAATTCTGAACTCGCTATAAAGTCGTTAAATTTATCAGGATAAGTTTGTCCTATATATGCTAATAAGGCTTCTCTTATAGTATCGAAATCATATGCTTTGAGACTAACGTTGGTGAATGCAGTATATACTGTTGTCCAACTCTCACTTGCGAATAGATTGTCTGTGCGTTCTTGGCTCATATCGTTCTCTCTATTATTCTCTGTCTAAATCAATACTTAATTCTACTGCCTCATTTGAAGGAAGTATCTCAAGTTTTAATTTAGCACTTATTGTGTGGTCCGAGTCTGTTATATCAATGCTAATAAAATTACATCTCGGGTCATCATTTATGATGTTTGTTAAATCTTCTTCGATTAACTCAGTAGTTTCGTCAGTTAATGGCTCAAATAACATTTCATGTATAATTGACCCATAAGTAGGCAACATTACTCTTTCTCCCCTACGGGTCATAATATGGTTCATAATGTCTTCAATCACCAAGTCCTTGCCAGACAATACGTGATTTATTGCATTTTTGTTTTTGGTACTAAAACCTGTAAATAATGGCATAACTGTATTTTCTCTGTAGTTTATCTTTAATGTATTTATCTCCACATAATATTCGTAGTTTTGGTATTGACTTTTTGACTTAATAATGTTATCATACATATAAATAATAGCAATAATACTACAAGGATAACATCTAATGCCAAATTTAGTACCAATGGTCGTTGACCAATCAACAAATGGAGAGCGTAGTTACGATATTTTCTCTCGTTTATTAAAAGAAAGAGTTATATTCTTAACTAGCGAAGTGAATGACTATCAGGCAGACTTGATTTGTGCCCAGTTATTATTCTTAGAAGCAGAGAATTCAGAAAAAGATATTCATTTCTATATCAATTCACCCGGTGGTGCAGTGACTTCTGGCATGGCAATATATGATACTATGCAGTTTATTTCATCTCCAGTATCAACTACTGTTATGGGCCAAGCGTGTTCTATGGGTTCATTACTTGCTCAAGCAGGTGCTAAAGGCAAAAGATATGTGTTGCCAAATAGTCGTACAATGATTCATCAGCCAAGTGGCGGTGCTGGTGGACAAGCAACTGATATGGAAATCCAAGTTAAAGAAATTCTTAAGATGAAAGAAAGACTTACTGGAATTTATGTATCACATAATACTGCTGGAAAGACATTCGAAGAGTTAACTGAAGCGATGGAACGAGACAACTTTATGTCTGCTGAAGAGACTGTTGCTTTTGGACTAGCAGATAAAGTTATAGATAAGCGTTAGATACCAGGCACGAAACTGAACATCTTAGCAGTTTTTATTTTTTGTTGAGTTAGTTTCTCATCTATTTTGCCGTTTTTCGTTATATTTTTCTGAATTTCATCAGTTATTGAATACCAATCATTAGCATTTATAAGTTTAATAATAGGGCTATTTTCTATAGTATCAACACCTTCATTAAAGAAATGATACAAAAGTGCATCATAGTGTGGTTGTGATATTTTAACTTTAATAAACTTTGATAATACATTTCCTATATTTCTTAATTGTTTTTCTAAAATAAACTCTGCCATTCCTTTTGTTATCTTATTGTTTGTTATATCTATTCTCGTAGATGCAACAGTGATATATCCATAGTTCAATTCGGTATCTGAAATTTTATAATTATATCCAACTACATTATTTTTAATACTAAGAGTGGGCTTATTGTCTAATATGATAGCGTTCTTACTGACGTTTGAGAACACTAAATCCGTTATAGTTGAGAGGCTGACTCTTATGTGAGAAAGTATATAGGTCGGCTTATCATTCAAGTCATAACCAGTTCCCAGAAATGTACCAGTTGGAGTGATGACGTGTAAAGGCAACTGTATATAGTTTAGTAGTGAGCCTTTTTTCTTATCGTATATCATGTTGTTCCCATATTCTTTTTACCATCTTCACTCGCAGATGCAATTGCAAATTCACTAGTGGCTGGCTTACTAGCGTGAGGGCGAACAAAAGGTTCGTGTGTTGGCATTTCAGACAGAATAGTATCAGTTAATTCTGTAGTTTCTAAGTTTTGCATATCTGGTAAAGAATCAACTAAAATGAGTTCAGATTCTGGCGCCAGAGGCCCGTTCAGGTGTAACTTGCCACCAGTTGTTACTACACAGTTTACTCCAACATTGATATTCATCCCTGCTTCACTTTGTAAAAATTGGTTACCCTTACTTCTTAAATGTATCTCGCCAGTGCTTTCTTCATTTTCTGTTCCAGAATTAATTTTAGTGTCACCTCTAACACTATGCATATGAATATTTTCACCCGCTTCTATGTTAATATTCTTGTCTGCTCGAATATTAAAATCTTTTTCGGTTCGCATATTCATTGAACCTTCTCCATATGCATTTATTTCACCACCTGCTCCAAGTTCTATCCAACCAGTTCCGGTACTATTTATTGCATAGACAAAATCGTTTGCGCCATCTAATATCAGACATGAGCCAGAGGCTGTTGTCATTCGTATTTGTTCTGGATGAATAGTTCCGTCATCGTTGACACTGCCATCATCTATATAAAAAGAGCCTCCGCCTGGTGTTTTAAATCCGACTACTTTATTTTCTTGTGGTAATTCATACTTAGAATCTCTATGCGGAGAAGCAGTAGATGTTCCTCTTAATGTATCAGTATATGTTCCTTGGTCTGCCAATACTTTATTTCTTGGATTATTTTGCAGTTCTTTTTCTCTCGTATCCGCTGCCTCACCTAGTGTGCGAGGCTGTGTTTTACTGGATGCAATCTTTTCGAATTTACCTTCTCCTTGTCCTGTTCCGTCTGCATTTGCTTCACCTGCCGCACCGCCGCTTACAATATCAGGAATATCTTGTGTTACTGCAAACCAATATCCTTCAGTTGCGTTACCACCTTCTGCAAAAGTGACAAGAATAGTTACAGCCTCTCCGACTGGTGTGCCAAAGAAACCGTAGTTTCCCTCTTTAACTACTCCGCCATAAGGACTAGCATACTGAAAGAATAGTGGGTCAGATGGGTCACCACCAAGTGCCGGAATATAAGCGGCCAGTCTACCACGGCCCTCTGGGTCAATGTACACTTCTTTTGTAGTCGGATTCTGAAGAACAGTTACCGCTTTGTACACACCTCTGGTCAAATTGTCTAAAATCGGAGAAGATTCTGACTTTTTTTGTTTATGGAGTATATTTCCTAATGTATTAAGTGCCATGTTTTTTTCCTTACGGTGAGTTTGAGTCTATATAAAATTTATCGGCTTGGATTGTAATCAATAACGGAGTATTCGTGTTTATCCTGGCATCAACCTGACTCTCTTGGCCAGATTTAATTGCTGGAAACAAATCAGCAACTTTTACCTTCAACGCATCATAATCACCCAAGTATAAAGGATTCATATCATTGTAGGTCATTGTGTATACTCCGAAGAAACTACTAGGGTCACTGATTGTTTGTGATACTCCATTTGCGTCTGTGTATGTTATCGGTGCTATATTATTAAAATCTAAGACTGTGTGTTTGATGCCATTATCATCTTCCACTTCAACTTTAGGACCATTTTCCCAATCTGTGATTGCTGTGTAAATTTTTAAAGCCTCTTTATATTGTACTACTTTATCCGGATTAGCCTTTGCGTATTCGTAACCAACTCCAGCGCCAACACGACTAGGTTCAATTCCAGCACTAATCGATTCTGTATCTACGCTTGAAGGAAGCACAACATCTATACCGGAATTTAAGTATGAATCTGTTCCAACTAATATTGGTGCGTTATCAACATCAATCTGTTCAACTGGATTTTTTATGTGAACTTTTTCTGTAGTACCGCTATTTGACGTTACTGCTACCGAAGTAGTCACTTCACTTGGTAAAGTAAGTGATGCGATAGCGGCCTCTGTTTCTAGTACTTCTAATGTTATTGAATCTGTTAATCTATGGCTAGGGTCAAAATAATACGAAGTTGCATTAATCTCATTTTGTCTCAAAGTTGATGTAAGTAACTCCCCTTGTAGTTTTCCAACTTGTATTGCATCTGATATATCTCCTCTATCATCAGATACAGTATGGTCAACTATTCCATTTATTGCATCTGTTATTTCTTCTAGTTCAGAAAATTCTTCGTCTGTGACTAAATCAAGGGTAGAAGCGGCTCTGATTTTAGCGGCTGCCCTAAAGTTCATTGCTCTTCTCACATCATCTGATAATACAATCTCTTCTTCTGATATTTTCTCGTCTAGTTTATCAATAGTGCTGTCAAGCCACTCTTGTTCTTTTTCCTCGTGTGCGCCCGAAGCCTTTAGATAAGCATTATTTATAATTTCATTATACTTATCAGTTAAAATTTGGGCATCACTTGCTTCTTGTATAGTCAACGAATTTGCGATAATAGGTTTTACTTCTAATCGTCTTGTTTCATTAATAAATTTTTTTTCTGCCTCTACTGTTTTATCTACATACTCTTCAAACCAATGAGTTGTTTTCCAGTCATTATTTGAGTTCGGATAATTTATTTGGTCTCTGTATAGTTTTTCTGACCATGTATAAGTCGGAATATTAATTAGTAAGCCCTCAGTTTCACTATTGACTAATGGTTTATCTCCGTTTAAAAGTTTGTTCTCAATTGTTGCGTCTTCAGTAACTCCGTATGTTCCGTCATTTATTTCAGAAATAATGTCTTCAGGAGTTCTCTGAAGATTTATTTTATCTGTTATTTTCTTTATGTCGGCTGGATTGTGTCCAGTAACATTCAAGTCTGCACCAACCGCAACCTGATACATTGCAACTTCTTCTTCTGACACTAAAAAATTTGGATTAGCGTTTGGGTCCGCAAGTGCAGTATTAAAATAGTCATTTATGGCTGTGACAGCCGATGGTGTGCCCCTATCTTCAGGTGATACTCCAACTGTTGCTAGTATTCCATTTTGTGCTGACTCCAACGCTCTACAACTATCAGTAGAACCCTTTGCAC